CCGGCACCACGAAGCGCCTGTGACTTAGCTAAGTTTTCTGAATACTTATCGGCATAGTTGTAATTCCATGCGTTTTGTTTAGCACCCGCCAATATGCCCCGTTGTTGCATTAAAGCCAATGTATTGCGGTTACGGGCGGCGGCATCTTCTGCGTTTAGGTTATTGGTAGCATCATTGGATGCCCTCACAAGGGATGCGATACCAGACCCTGTTTCTCCGCTCATATTAAGCGCCTGTATACCACCCGCCTGATTAGCATTTATGCCGTTAAGTTGGTTAAGGTACTGTTGTTGTGGTAAGCCTCCACGAGCCATTTGCTCGGCCAACCTTACATTCTGCTCATATTCTGGTTGTACTGTTTGGGTGGGACGAATATTGTTTCGCTCAATAGCGGAGGCTTTAGCATTTTGGGTAGCCCCATATATGCCCTTAGCAAGCGCACCCGCACCAACTAACGCTATTCCACCAACTAATGCACTCATTTTTGTAATTCTTTAAGTTTATTCAAAGGTATAAATCTGTTGCTGTACTTTTCAAGTAAAATGTGCTCCATTTCAGCTACATCTGTTACGTTATCAGGATTGGCATGGCACGTAGTCCATACAACATCCGTAATGGCATATACAATGCGCTTAGTGCCAGCCTTGGTTATACCCCTGCATGGGGCTATAAAATGTGACCACTCGCCTGTTGTTACGTCAAAAATCATTAACTCACCAAGATTACAGAAATAGGGATGTTCGTGTTTCCACGTATAGGTAGTAAACAGCGTACCCATAGGTATCATTCGCTCCCTGATATACATACCATCAATAAACTCATGTTGTATTGGACAATCTACCTGCTCGCCACTGAGAATAACGGCATCCAACTGCTCTATCCTATCTTTTAATTCAGGCGAACTAAGTGCATCAACAATCTCAGAAAGTTCTATTTGGGTCGTAATTTCTGTTTGGCTCATTGAACAAATGTAATTAAAAAATACTATCGTGCACCAATCTTGCTGATTGAGGTATTTACAGCGACCGTATAAAGCGCCATTGGAACAGACCCATCAATCGTGGTCAACTCAATGATGATGAAGTTACCTTTCAATGGTGTGCCGTTAATTAAGCCCCCATAGGAGTTAATATCATTCAGCATCGAGGCACTATATACCCCCTCCTGTGCATACACCCTTACCGATGTAGCGCCGTTGGTTAGCGTTGACTTTAAAAAATCCAAGTCTGACAATTCTGATACCTGACCGAGCGATGTAGTGATACCAGCGGCAGTCGTTACCAATAACTCATTAGCCTGCAATACCAGCGAATTATAGCTTTTAATCATAGCTGGTTCTTTAGCCTCTATGAGTTTAAATAACGACTGATACTGCGTACCTAACAGGTAATTCCTATTGGTTGAGCCGTTCTGCTGGCTGTATAGGATACCGTATTGAAATACCAATGTCCTAATAAACATGCTAAACCCATAGTCGGGTGCCATGGTATAGAATGATGTCCACTTGCTAATGACGGGCGAATAGGCTATCGTGTTTTGCTGGGTATTACTCGTATCGACAAAGGTATCCCTGATATTAAAGGCTTTTATCTGGCAATTGGCGTTGGATGTGAAATACAATATCGGGTTAGCGCCAGTTGCGGTAATGGTTTCTAAATAACTACCAGCGGTAGTTCTGGACACACCAGTTGCAGTACCTGCGTGCATCTGCACAAATCCACTAGAGATACTAATTACCTGATAGCTGATTTGATAGGTGTGTCCTGCTTCAATGGCAAAACCCCGCAATTGAATATTGCCAGTATTACATGAGGTATGGATTGCTACATCGCCAGATATGCTCCATCCTGTGTCCTTTGTGGCTTGCACAAGGTCAACCACTATCGGTGTGTTCTCAATTGCTGTGTAACTCATTTTTATGATGGTGGAAGTGAGCAGTAAGTTAAATCAACGTTGATGACGAAATAAACCAACACAGAACCAGTCATGCCGCAAGATGACAAATATATACTATACATCGGATTAACGCAGTTTATTGTATCCCCTCCATGACCTGTGTCGGTTGTTATTGTGGTGTCTCCTGCTGCGATACTTAGGTTTTGGGTTCTGGTAGCTGTCCCACCTACCGCTTTATTTGCCGTCCACGTAATTGTAAAGTTCAACACACAATCTATTGCCATGGCTAATGTAATAGTCAACTGCTCCCCTGCATCGGTTATTAATGCCTGCACCTCTAAACCCGGGGCTGTAGTCGTTGTTGAAACATTAAAATCAGCAGAATACCCGCTGACTGTAAGCGTTGTTGTAGTGGTCGTATTATACGAGGCGGAACTTGTCTGCCTTACCTGCACCACATCCCCGGCGTTAACAGAGCCAGAAACAGATGTCCATGACCCCATATTGATGGAGTACTGGCCGCCAGTTATACTTATGGGCACGGGCACGGTATTACCTGATATAGAAACCGTATTGCTGCTTAATAGCGTTGATAATGGCTGATTAACCAATGCAACAAAATAGAAAGGATTGATACCCGTCACCCCAGCAGTCCAATTCAGACAAACATTTTTTGTGACCGTACCAACCCCTGTCGGAAACGAGAATGTGGCTACATCGCTACCCACATAATTGGTTGCGGGGGTATAGGTGGCTATACCCGTAGTGCTGTTATACGACACCGTGGAGTGCACACCATTATTAGCAGTTATATCCGCTGGTGCTATGGTGTAATCGTCCAGTATATTCCAATTCAGCGCATTAAAAGGTATAATGGATAATACGCCCCCTTCGGTCTGCGTAGCAAAAATCAGTTCTTTATAATAGCGGTCATAATACATGACAAGTTTAAGTCCCGCAGCATACGATTCCTGAATAGTTTGCTTGAAAAACTTATTCATCTTATAGCTGATGTCGGTTATGCCATCCAATCCTATTTGTATAGGAACGGACTTTAACGGGTCGATAAACCAACCCATATTGTCATAAAAGCAGAAACTTTCTTTGGCTGTACCGCACCCGATGTTGCCAGTTTGGTTATATCTGATATTGTTAAATAGTTTTTCTGAAATGGCATATTGCTTTTGTTGTGCGGCATCTTCCAATATCGACAAGTTGATAGGCACATACCCTGTATTGTTTTCCTGCACTACCACCAATATATCCCCCCGTTGCCACAACACCTGAATAGCGCCATAAGATGATGAGGTTTGCCCATCTGCTTCTCCGTAGATAGCCTCAGCAAAGAAACGTGTCAATCCGTTATTTCTGCTACCCAATATAAAGTTTTGGCTATACCTTGTGATAGCCTTGCGTTCTGTTGCCTCTAATTCATCATTATAAGCCCGTGGGCGACCGTATGACGTAAATGCACTATCATAGTAGTCGGAGAAGTTAAAGTCTGTTGCAAGCAATGGATAGGGCACATCGGGGTCAATAGCGCCTTGGTATTGCCTTGTCTTAAAGTACACGTCCCCGTCCGTGATATTGCCCGTTAGGGTATTGTGTAGCCCGTTAGTAATCGTAAACCTTTCGCCTATCTCATACCAAACTGTTTCATTGGTGGTGGATGTATCTGCCGCAGTTTGCTGCTTAGGCGAATAAAGCCTGATATAAATGTTTTTCCCAGCAATGGTTGTCGGGTTAAGACTTGGCGACTTTGTTACTTTCACTAAAAAAGTAGTCGGGTCATATCCTACAACGCCCAAATCTATACAGGGCGAATTTAAGTAGGTTGGGGTAGCACCAGTGTAATAAGCATGTATCGTACACCTGTCATTTTCTGAAAAATCATAGTTTAAGATAGTGTTTAACCCGCTATTGGTATATTCCGTATTAAAGATATTAAGCGGATTGATTTTGATAACCATGATATTGCTGGTACTGGTCATGTCCGCAAACTCTTTAGAAACCACGTCCCAGCTTTTGCCATTATTCACTACGTAATCACCTGTATTGTACTGAACGGTGCCGTTACCTAAGTTAAGTGGCGTATCAGTAGGTAGATTTGGTGTGCCAACCTGAAAGGTGTCGCCTACGGCAAAGGCGCTATTGGGTGCCAATAACGGTGAGTTTGTGTGGGCGTTCCATATCCCCTGATAGCTAATGATAGCCCCAAGCACATCAAGCGCACTCGATGTAGTATTATTCTTAGTGATTAACCATTGGTAATCAACTGCGCTTGCTGGTGCCGCTGGATTATTAATCGTCCATGAAATGCCGACCGCTTGCCCTGATAATTGAGCAAATGATGGTGTTTTTACAATGAAGTTATTGTTGGTATCCAATGGGAAATAGCGACCATAGGCATCCCTGTATGACAAAGCCAGTTGATAAGAGGAGTTGTCTAAAACAGCGTGTATAGATTTGCTTACAGTAGCACCAGCATGGAATAGCACGACTGCGGCATTAAACAAGCCGAAATAGGGGTCTCCCCTGAACTCTACCCTTATGGTGCCATCGCCGTTATCATAAACATTGGATGCTTGTAATTGCAGGGAAAGGCTACCAACAACAGCCCCCAGATTACCATCCTCTCCACTTGGTACGGTATAGGTAATGGTTTGCGTATTGGAAGCATCCCGTATATCCGCCATTTCCACGATTATCTCATCCCCCGTGTGAGGAACACCGCCATAAGCGATTATCATAATCCTTACGTGGTTACCAGCACCACTACCACTGTCTCCCGGAAACTCATAAGTTACCCGTAATGGGTTGGTTTCTCCGCCACCAGAAGGAATAGTTAGGTTTGGGTTATAGCCTACCGCCTTAATAGTAACAGCGGTATCAGGGCGTACATATCCCTCTGTACAGTCCGCAAGTGCGATAATGTTGGTGTTAATCAATTCTGCTACACCAGCCTTTAACGGCACACGGTCATACGCCAAATCGGTATCTGTTGGCGCTACGGGTATAGCCACACTGTCGTTATAAAATACAAAGGAATAAAGCCCCGTTGCGGGGTTATAAGCCTCGAAAACCTCTGTGGATATATCTACTGCGGTATGAGGCAAAGCAACCACATACGCCCTGTCTACAGACTTAATAATGCTATAGCCGAAGTCACCATAACGAGCGCCTACATTAATGGTTTGCACCCTATTTGAGCCAACTGGCACATTTAGAACAATGCAGTTGTTCACGGTTACATCAGTGCCCACAGTTGGGGTTGCTTCTTCTGCGGGTATAATACGCTTAGACCATGTAGACCATGCCGATGAGGTAAAATCCTGACCAAACCACATGGTGTTAAACTGGAACAGCTTATTCTTGCAGAAGTTGGATGCCTTACCAGCATCTGAGGCATAAACGCCTGTAATTGGCGGTAACGCCTGTGGTTTAATCAGTGAGAAGTCCTCTGCGGTAATTGTGCCGTAAGCACCGCTGGCTAATTTGTCAATGTCAGTAAAGCCAATGGTGATATTCCCATCTGTCCACACGGCATATTGGTCGTTTACCAGTAATATGTAGTTGACGTAAAACTTTGGGTCTAATGGCATTAACGCTATTCCTGCGCTATCTACTAAGTCGGTATAGATAGCCTTTAAGGTGTCTGCCTGATAGTCGTAGATTAATATTTGGTGGTGACCAAAGGCGTTGTATCGAAAGGCAATTACCTTTTTGATGTTCTCAAACTCTTTACCACCTATGCCTTTATTGATACCTGTAGGTGCAGAACCTATTTCGGTGACAAGTTCGGTGCTTTCTATGTTGGTGATATATCCTGCTTCGCCTTTGGAAGTACCGCTGTTTCTAACGTTAAAGGCGCTTCTAAAATCATTGGGTAAAACGAACTCGGGGGCGCTATCGCTGTCCATGCCTCCCTGAGCAAAATTCCTGATATCATCAATGTGTGCCATTGCAACAAAGATATGGCTTTAGGGTATCTTTATTTTTATGATTTAGCCGTGAGTTTGGTACCTCTACGGATAATGTCATTCATTTCAGATAGGTGGAAGCCATTTAGCCGAACTTTGGCCTTGCGCTTCTCGTTGCAAAATTGCTTATAATACATAGTCACCATATTGGCAGGAAACTTTTTTGGTTGGTCTACTGCGTTTGCGTAACGAACCCATGCCAACATAGCCCCAGCAGCCCTACTATCTATGCTATAATCATCCTCGCTTTCGTCATAGCCGTCAGACAGATATTCTAACAGAATTTGCGGATAGGCGAACTCGGGATTAAGCAATATCACATTAGCGCCAACGTCCACTTTGTAGGTGCCAATAGTAGCCGTGCCGCTGTCAAGCCCGTACAGGTTGAAACTGGTGCCTTGGTTCCAAAAGTTATAGAAATACAGGTTGTTATACCCATTGGTAGCATTAAGCCCTAAGAAGTCTCCAAATGAGTTAATAGACGGCACTCCCGCATTACGGTTGGTCTGGTCGTAGTAAATAGCATGGAAGTTGCTTAATTGGTCATTCCGCTTTAACACGACAAACTCACCCGATTGGTTAACAATACCTATTTTGGAGTAGTTAAGGTAGCCAACAGGTAGTTGAACTGTTTTATTTGGTTCCACGTCAAGCAAAGCCGTTACGAAGTGCCCACAGACATCAAGATTAAACTCATTTTCCAAACCCTGAACAGCTAAGTTTAGACACCGCCTGAACTGATGACTTGACTGGTCTGCACTATCAACGAATTGTGCCACTATTTTCTTCAAAGGGGTCTGCATATCTAAGCGGTTAATTGTTGAGCATCATTAATAATATCCCGTGGCTTATTGGCTGTTTGTAGCAACCTTGCAATCACATCAGTACTTAGCTTTGCCTCGTAGTTCTTTGGCATCAGCACAGGTTGGTCAAGCAACTCTCCCGCAGGCATAGCCCCGATAAGATTTACGTTAACAGCAGGAAAGTCAAACATGGTTGGGTTGTCAAACACGATATTGCCATTCTCAATGTAATACAGTATAATCCCCCTTAACGGTGGCAGCATATCCTGAGCAAACTTGCTACGGTTATTCATGGGGATAATGGTTACCTTTTTGGCTCCCACCGGCCATACCTTTTCTACTTCCTGATTAGAGGGTAACGCAGTGGGCATGGCCGGTAGCGGAATGTATTTAACGCCGAGAACGGTATCTGTGAGTACAGAAATATTTTTATAGGTGACAATGAATGTATCGTTGCTGTAGGTACTTTCACCCATGTTGCTATTCTCAATAGCGTTGATGTGGGCGAATTGCGATAACTCCTCACTAATCAATTGGGCGACGTGACGTTGCGTAAAGGTGCTATCATCGCTTTTCGTGCCGCGATAATATGTGGTTAGTATCTTCTCACTCAGGGTTCTATACGTCTGGATACTCACTATGATTGTGTTTTAAATTGTACTTGTGCAAAATTCTCTGCTTCCTGATCTCGGGAGAATATACCGAAATCCTGCATAATAAGGTAGCATATCGCATCCACGTCGTCGGAACTCCATACTGGTTGAACAGAATTAACAGGGTCGTATACGGGTCGATTAGCTGTCGTAGTAGCTACTTTAACAGTAAACCCACTCCCTGTGCCACCCAGATTAGCAGTCGTAACTGTAAGGGTATCACCTACGGTATAATTAGAACCGGGGACGTCTATGGCAACGTTTGTTACCACGCCACCTACGACACTGATACTACCCTTTGCACCTGTTCCTGTCCCACCGACGAAAGGTACATTAGTATAAATACCTGTCGTATAACCAGAGCCACCAACCAATGTGTTCGTGGTAGCCACGCCAATTAATGTATATGCCCAAAAAGAAGATACAGGCTGTTTAAGGTACGTTAAAATAGCAGTGGCGAGCGTAATAGGGTAGAACTGGAAATAAGTGTTATACCTAACATAAATCGGAAACTCCTCATTGGGGGCATCGTAATCACTGGATAGCTTATTGGCTAACCTATCATCTTCAAACTCTACAACTTCTCTTTGGGTGCCTTGATACGTATGCGTAATACTACTTTCGTGCAATAGGTCGGTAGGGAATGTGTATTTACCAGCATTATCAACAGTAATGGCAATAGGTGCCGACTTTACCTTTGATAGGGTATCGTTAATCTTTTTTGTTAACCCGTACTCTTTATATTTTGAGTTAAAAAACCTTAACTCAGCTTGCGGCCATAGCAAATTAAAATCATCTGGTGATATACCTGTCAAGTATCCTGCTTTATTGCAGCGATATATTAAAAGATTATAACATTGATTAATTGTTGCCATGTCACAAATGTACAAAAACCAATATCTGTTTTATAGGTTATTACGTACATGAACATCACACACATTTTTATATCGGCAAGCACAGTGCTTTTTACGCTATTGAGTTTCGTATTGCCAGTCCCACAACCTTATTGGTGGGGATACCGGGGCTGTTGCATCATTCTTGGGATAATTGGCTGGCTAATTTGCTATTCTATCTTCTTTAAATAAAAAAAGGGGCATACCTCACGGCATACCCCACTATCAACAATAATAAACAGAAATTTATTCTTGCTGCGCCTGCACAGGGGCAGACAGTATCTTCTCTAAGTGGTCATACAACGCCATCGCATCGTTATCACGCTGGATATACAAGGTAGCGAAGTAATCTGCCACATCTACACCTTCACGGATATCAAAGTAGGCTTTGCCTGTATCTACCAACACTATTTTGCCTGGAACTACGTCAGTAGAAATCACATGCTGGCGCAATGCCTGCGTGATGTTGTACTTGTACACGTTCTTAGGGTTCACCATTTGACGGGTAAACTCTGCTGGCACCTGTTTTGATTTCAGGATAAACTCGGTGCGTATCCTGTCCTCGTTTTCCTCGGGGTTGTCGCAGTTAATACCGAACGCCTGAGCAACTGGTATCATTTCTTCAAAGGTTGCCTCACGAGCCGCCTTTTCAGCCTCAAACGCCAAGTCAGCACTGGTACGCAGGCTATCTCTCACCTTATCATCGTTCACCAGCGTAAATACCGATGGCGTAATATTTACGGGGCTTTTCACCTCGTCATAAATATCTTGTATGGTCAGGGCGTCAAGCAACGCTGTATTGTTGCCTTGCACAAATAACGAACCGTTCCTGAAAACAATGTCGTTACGTGGGTTCTCCAATTGCTGTTTTGAAGGTTCCGGCTTTTGCTGTTCCTTTACCCAAATAGAGGAGTAGCCAAACACATACCGCCAGTTCTCAATCTCTTTTGTTTTGGGGTTAACACCGACACCGCTGTTTAAGCCAATGTAGATGGGCGGATAAGGGTTATCCAATATCTCACCAGTATCCTTATCACGGGGTTTTGCCTTTTCATGGCTTTGGGTTAGTTTGAATTGATACCTTTTTGACGGGTCCCAACCAATGATAACCGGCTTTTTACCAAAGTTTGGGTTACCTGTTCTTTTTTTTTCTGTTGTTTCCATTATTGTTTTTGTTGAGTTTATAAATAAAGCCCGTAACGATTTGCTACGGGCTTTTGTTGATTTAAAGTGATGCTACTTAAATGCCCTGCATCGTTACGTACTGCTGCGCACCTTGCACCATGTTACCCCAATAGCCGATGGTAGTCATTACCTTTTCAGCTTTTGTTGAGGTTGGGGTATCGGCAAATAAGCCAGTATCGGCCATGTGCCATTTGTTACCGCCAAATGGTGTTTGGTAAGTGATTTGCAGACGTGGTACAGTAACGGTAGTGCCACGCTCGTTAACCGCACCTGTTTTACCTTGTGGAATAAACAGAGAGAAACGATAGCGTTTACCTAAACCGCTTGAACTGTACATGGCTTGCTCATCAAACAGACCGTAGTTGGTGAAGTTATATTTACGTTTGTAGATTTTAAGTGAATCAAAATCACGTGACAAATCAATGCCACCACGTTTACCGGCGTTGTCGGCATAAACAATCGCACCGTTGTTAATCTCGGTGAATACTGAGTTTTGCATCTCAATGTACGATTGATTGTCGCTTAACACGTCATACTCTTTCGGCGCACCTACAGAACTTAACGCACGCTCTAACTGGGCGAAAGTGGTGGTTACACCCCAGTTGTTATAAGTACCGTTGATACCGTTAGCCTGTACCTGAGTAATCACGCCGTTAGAACCTTCTTCTACGTAAGGCAGGTTGTTGGTCTGAGTGGCTTCCATGATAAGGAACTCACGTTCCAATAGCAATGACAAGTCATCATCCTGTTTCTGCTTGTAGGTAAATGAATAGCTACCGTTGATCTGGAAATCGACCCTTTCAGCGTCGGCTAAGTCACCGATGGTGGTATCCTTACGTAACTGAGTACAGTAGTTACTGTATTTGTCGATGTTACGGATGATGGTAGCGGTTTTATCCGACTGTTCACCTAAGTATTTAAAGCCACGGTTTAACAGTTCGTCACCAGCTAATACCGAAACGTTCTGGCCTGTAACAACAGGGGTCAACACGAATGTGTGTGCGTTTGGTGTAGTGGTATTAGGCGCTGTTACACGACCCTCTACGCCTGTACGTGAGTTATAGAATATCAAACCAGCGGCAGGCAGTGATTTTGTGCCCGACTGTGAGTAACCACCAGCACCTACGGTAATTGTAGCAGGGGCGCTATTGGCAACGGTTACGGCAGCTGAGGCAGTAACAAAGCCCATGAATGAACCCCTGTTTTGATACCATAAGAATTGTTTGTGGTCTACCTTAAGCGTATTACCTGCTAATTCATTAACAAGCACATAAGGCACGAAATTGCGGGTTTCGATGAATTTATTGTAAGGTGCTACCGTTACAATGTTAAGTCCGCTTATCAGACCGTACCGGGTTACCGATGGGTCGGAGTACTGAGCGGGTGTTGCCAATGGAGTAGTTATAGCCATTTTGTTTTAAGTTTTAAAGTTCGTTTTCAAATTAAGTGATTATCCCCAAACCAAATCACCAGCATCGGCAGGAACGGAGGCTACTGAATTTTGCCTGTTTGGTTCCAAGTCGATGTTTTTAATTTCAGCAACAGTGCCTTTCTTGCCTTTATTCAAACCTTGGGTGTATGCTGATTTAGCGACCTTGGCGATATTCTCTAAAGCATGCTCATCCTCGGCAATCTTTAGAAGATTAAAACTTCCGTCCTCATTCTGCCACCCACGGCGTTTCATAAAGTCTGCGCCAGTCCATGTTTTCATGGCTTCCACCCTTTGCGCCTTTTCTTCTGGCGTAACTGCAAACACCACTTCCTCGGGTGTTGTGCTGTCACCTACCTGAAATTTAAAGTCGGTAAGGTTGGGAACCTGTGCTTGTGCATCATTAGCCCATTTTAGCTTCAATTCGTCAATCTCTGCTTGTGTCGGACCCGCTGCTGGCGCTGGCGCTTCTTCTTTGCTTATTTTTGGTAATTCGATGGTTTTTTGTTTGTCTTTAAGGGCAATGCGGAAATCCCTTGCGTGCCTTTCAAGGCGCAGGGTATTGGCATCAACCTTTTCATTATGGGCTACTGCGGCTTTATACTCGTCAGGCTCCAATTCTTTGTCAATATCAGCCAGATTGTATTTCTCCAATTCCTGACCATATTCAGCACGTATCTCTAACTCAATATCCTGTTTAGTCCAGCCGGGGTTCTTATCGGCTAACCCTTCCCGTACTACGTCAAGGTGCGACATGGTGCCGTAATCCTTTTTAATGGCGGTTAAGTAGTTGTACACCGCATCGGTATCGCCGTTTACAAAGCGTTCGTAAAGTTCCTTTGCGCTTTCATCTTTAAACTCAGGATACTTCTCTACGATTTTCTCTACGACTGTTGGCTCAACTATTGCTGGCGCTTCAACAACTGGCGGGGTTTCTACTACGGGTTCAGTTGTTGTTGTTTCTGCAACAACTGGTGCTGCTTGCTCAGGGGCTGCTTCTGTGACAGGCGCTGGTGCAGCGATTGGTTTGGTTTCGGCGACAGGCGTTTCTGAAACACCTGATTCTTCACCCATTCCCATGTAACTCATAAATTTTCTGTTTTTGTTATTATTGTTGCCTCAAAGATAATTGAGTTTATTTAACTTTTTATCATTATGCTGCTACTTGTTCCTCTGGGGCTGGCATCGGTTGTTGCTGGGCTTGTTGTTGCGCCTGCTGCTGCATTGCCATTTGTTGCTGTTGTTCTGCCATTGCCTGTTGCTGTTCCGCATCCTGTTCCTGATGTATGGAGTTCACCATTAGCTGCTTTTCGCTCTGGTCAACAATACCCATACCCTCCAAAATAACTGGTGGCAACGAAGTGATAGACGCCCCCGGTTGTGCCAGCATGGACTTAGCCACTTCTTCTTTAATCGCATTAACAGATTTAAGAATGGTATTTTCTTTCTCGTTCTTAGACTTCTCAGCCTCCAACTCCATCGCATAGGAGTGAAGTTCGGCGTTAACCTTACTATCCGCATCGCCCTTGGCGTTTGCAGCGGCAATAGCGGCTTGGGTATTATCCTGTGAGTTCTGTGCCGCCTGTTTAGCTGCTTCTTGTTTACGGCGCTCTATACGTGCTGATAGCATATACGAAGCATAGTCCACATCAATAACCGCCAGTTTTCTTACATCAATAGCGTCAGCCAACGTAATTTCCTTGGCGGTTAATGAGGTAGCAATATTCTGTTCTAAGAACGCCTGTGCTTGGTCATCAATAATGGCTTTAATCTCCACATCGAAATTGGTTTTTTCAAAGTCATCGGTTGCCTCTAATTTCAGGTATTCCACTTTTTGGGAACCCAAAGCCTTTCGGTACCCGTCATAGCTATTCTTTTTACCGAACACCAATATATCCCACCCACGCAGTTGAACTAACTTAGCAGTTCTTTGCAGGATGTTCAGGAAAGAGTTATAAATGTAGTTGGAGGCACTTTCGCCTGTTTGCTGGGCTTGTTTAACGACTTGCTGGCTTACTGCCTGATTGGTAATAGTACCATTATCCAAATTATTGCTGCCTGTTATTTTAAGTAGCGTATCATAGTGCATATTCCATTGATTGCTCAATTGCTCTAACTTACCACTGAAAGGCACATTGTTGGCGGTAATAGGCTCACGGCGTTGTCCCGTGCCGTCATCTTCCAAACGTTTGTAAAACCCTATACCTGTTTGTTTCTTGATTTTGTATAGTTCAAAAGGCGACAATGTACCCTCACCCAAGCCGAGGTCAATATCACTCATAGTAGATATATCCACATCATAACCATCGGGCATAGCCGCAGCGATAATGTTCTGCTGTTTAAGGTCAATTAACTGCATCGCCTTGATGGTAGGTATCATGGTTTCCATCATTGGCTTATTCACCATTTGCTGGTTGCCATACATATATAGGGCGAAAGAGGAGATGATTTCCTGCAGGTTATCTTTCGGCTTAACCATGTTCTTAGACAAGCCCCACTCCAATACATATTCCGTATCGGCAATCATTACGCCTGTATAGCTTACATAGTAGGGGTTGCTGGCTAAGGTTTTCTTTGGGTCGGTAATAACCTTAATCCTGTCCAGTGTTTCCTTGCCAAACCTATCTTCGCCGGTTTTATATTTCAGGCTGTACAGGGTTTTCATATCCAGTTCCATCACCTCTACACGCCAGCCATCATAAGGACGTGCTAATGCAGTGGTATAGGCATAATCCCATCCATAACTAAAGTCAGTCGGATTGCCATATTTACCTGTAAACGTTTGGGCAAGTTGCCATAGTTTTTCTTCGGATATCTTTTCAGGATACTTAATGCGTATCTCGGCTATGCTCATGTAAAACACTTCGCCTGTATATTGCCAGTCACGAAAATCATTCCACTCTGAGTAGGAAGTAATTAGGTTTTCAGGCTTAATGAAGCGTATCTTGATTCGACCGCTACCGTCGATATAGACTTTGGTGCCAGCATAACCGCAATTGATAAGGTCATCCATAATTCGGTCTTTAATGACCCCCGACATGTCGTTATCGTAGAATACAAGGTTTATCAACTCCTGCATGATAACTTCTTCACGCTCTTTATAGTTATGCCCGAACTCTATCTCAATCTCACGGATGCTTTGCGGGTCGTCGTCATCATAACGCTCAATCTCTACCCCTGCATCCTGTTGTAGCGCCTGTACCTTTTCCTTTTCAACCAACTTAAAAATGGCATTATCCTTAGCCTTTTTCTTTTTCTCGGTAGTAAACGGGTCAATGGCATTACAGGATATTTTTTCCTGGCGCTGGTTGTACCTGTCCTTGGTACGGGCAATAAAAGGGATGGCGATGGGTAATGGTTCGTAGATAAGCTGGATAACGGAATTTTCGCCGTCAAGGTCAAGGATGTCCTTGTATTCCTGCATCGGCTGGCGACCCATGGCAAAGGCTCTATTATAGTCAAAACGGGCTTTTCTACCCGACCTTGTTTCTCCATTATAACCCGTATTCCACGCATCATAAGCGCCCTGCATAAGTTTTCTACCGAACTCGGGTTTATCCTTTTCGGTATCGTTGCTTAAAATATTAGGGAGGGTACTTACGCCGCTGATGCTCATGGATTTTCTTTGATTACAAATCTATATATTCTTTATTATTTATTTATTGGTATTTCTTGCTTCGCTTCAACTGCATAAATTTCAAAGGTTTTAGAACAATCTTCTCCATTAGCTTCCATTCCTTTATACCCATTAAAGCATAACCCCATGCCATACAGGTGTCAAACTCACCCCTATCGTCAATATCAAATTTCAGCATGTGCCGCAGTAGTGATATGAACTTAATCTTGTGCATGTTATTCTCAGCATACTCTACCATTTCAGTTAGGTGCTGTTCCCTTGCTTCTTTATCCTGTGGGTAGATACCATACACCTCTGTGCCATTCGCACGCTTGGTGGGGATAAGGTAACCATGTTTAATAGGGTGGTTTTCATCGGAGGCTAATCTTACTTTCGGGTCTTGGGCATATTCTATCCAATCCGTAGGTGCACGTTCCCCCAATAGGCGGATGCCGTAATATTCCAAGCCCCAATACATTTGGTCATAAAATTCCTGCTTTTTGGTTGGTCTACCCAAAAACATCGCCACGGGTAGATTGGATGTTTCAGGATTTAAGGCATCATATCGCTTGTGCACCATTACACAGGCGTCAGAACCAGCATCTACCGCTGCTATGGAGTGAGCGAAAGGGTCCAACCCCGCAGCGCCATAGATGGCATTTGCAGGGCATTTAACATTGCCATTATAGAAGTATTTGTTATTGTCGTCAATGAAGTCAAGTATCCACCACATCCCATCTTTGGCATCCTCAAAGTACTTATCGCCATTATCCCGCTTTTTAGCCACACACCGACGACCCATTTCCTTTTGACCAACCTTGCGTAGTTCTTCTTCAATCAGGGTTATCTGCGCATTTAGCTTTTCAAGTTTAAAGGCACATCGGTTGTTAGCCCCTTTGAACACTTCTTTCCAGTTGAACGGGTTTTTAAGAATTTCCTCCAATAACATTTCTGGGTCATCTTCCAGCATCTTCCTGTTTTCTTCCAGATAGGTTTTGGCACCGATTTTAGGGTCTGGACACGGCAAGCCAGTTCCTGGGTCGATAAATGTTTTTAGGAACTCTGTTTGTTCACGGGTTGGCTTTTCAACGATAGATTCACCATACTTGCCCACATAGCCTAAAAACCCTTTATAAGCCGGTATGAAGAACCTTTTTAGTTTGGTGGTAGTACGACCGAACCTGTCCTTTTTGCCGTTGATGTGGTCAGAACCGTCCCAAATAGACCTGAAATTATCGCCACCTTCATCTCCTTTGTTAACTGTGGTAAATAGGGAAACGTGCCCACCAATCATAGCGCCTACCACAAGAGTATCACTGATACGGGTTAAGCACTTCTGCACATTTGACTTTTTCCATTTTCCAGCTTCGTCAATCGTAACGTGGCGCACACGGCGACCATCATAAGCGTTTTCAGAGGTATCCAGCCAATTAACACGGTTGTTCTTGCCTTTGTCTCCACTGGCTTTTGTGTTGTTAGCAGAAATCTTTTTAGATGGTTTGGCTATATGTATCTCTCCCTCTGTAACCTTGTTTAAGTCCGGCATAAGGAAGATGGGCAGGCGTTCAAGGGCGTTCTTTACGAAAAAAAACATCTCCTGCGCATCCGTACCTGTTTTGGATACAATGCCCTGAATAGTGTTACTTTCAATAATAGCAATCAGTAACTTGATTGCGGCTGACATTGATGACAAACCCAAGCGCCGACCCTTAATACCGCAATCGCCTAAGCAAAATGGGTCTTTCTCGCATAGTTCAAAGAAGCGGCAGTATTCAAGTGATGTTTCTTTGTAAATAGGATAATGGTCAATTTCCAGTTTATACCACTGGTGGAAGAAATAACAGTAGTTGTTAAAGAAAGTAGGGGTGCCATTTATCATTATCCAGTCCCCTGAGTGTAGGCGCTCTATCTCCTCATCGAACCATTGCTTTTGCTCTGGACTGGCGACATCCCACCAAACGGGTCCTTTTTTAGGGTCGGTATTCCAGTTATCCCATTTCTCCCATTCTTTTCGCCTATACCAAACTTGCTCTTTTTTTGGCAAATGAGAACCCCTGATGGTTTCAATATCAGGGGTGGGTGGGCAGATATAAGTTAGCCCTTGTACTTCAATTTGTATGTTTTTAGCCATTATTTGGCACCGTTTATTTTGTCTTTAATTGCCCTGCTACGTGCCTCAAATGTGTTTTCACTACTCATGGGTATGACCGCTGCACCAGCTACCGGCTCCTCATCTTCGTCAACTACCGCTGGTTTTCTTTTATTTTCCTTAAAGACAACCGCTTCTTCCCCATTCAGCACACGCTCGAACTGTTGCAAGTTAGGCAAGTTATCCAGCATTTTTAAAACGATAGCCATAGTTGCTGCCGACACGGGGTTAGCCACCTCTTTGCCTTCACTCAAAAGCACCAAGTTATTTGCCTGTTGCGCCAGTACTTGGTTTATTGACTGCAGCAGTGTCTGAACGGCGCAATCTTTGTTTTCTAACGACTTTTCCATCTTTCATGTTTACAATAAGAGAGGCCATCAAATCTTTGTAAGCCTGCTCATATTCCTTTACAAAATTAATCCCTTTTACCGAAAGTGTGTAGATAATCAATCGGCTATTTGGGAAACGCTCTAACATCCCTTTGTTCTTCAATATCTTCAATCTTCGGATGAGCATGCGTTCACTCTCTGATATCCCCCATAACGAGGCATCCTTGGGCGTGAAATGCTTAAACATCCATATTTTCATTATTAACGTGAAATTGTCTATGCTGACCTTTTTCTCCCGACAGAACCTCGATATTAGTTGATGGGTAATGATACCGCCATACATATTCTGCTTACGGTTAATAATCCCACGCATATTGGAGATAGACTTTTCATACACCGCTTGGTTGAACTGGTCTTTTAGTTTACGACGATACCTGACATTTATCCTCGCTTGTTTGATGGCGGCTACCTTGCTGGCTTTTTCAACCTGCTTGTTAGCCCATCTTTTCATGTGTACGGCTACACCCTTCCAAAAGTCCTTAAGCCTGGTTTGATTTTTTATCTTCTTCCTAAGTTCGGGAATATAAATCTTAACGAGGTAGTCTTTGGATTTGTCTCTAATTTTAAAATATTTTACCGATTTGGCAATTTCAACATTAATCTTTTCAAGTTGTGCCTCTTGTGGTTTGGTCAGCAGGCGCTCTACGATAATCTCGTTACTATTCCCATTTATCCAAAATATCGGTCTTTTTCCCATAAACGTTATTCTTGAACCACCATAGCTATTTCTGAGAATAGCAACTTAACATACTTTTTACCACCAAGATAATTGAACTCATAGTTTTTGTCATCTATGGTCAATACGAGGTCACCAACCTTAATCGGGTGCTCGTCGTGGTGTTTAGGCTTGTTGTGTGGGACGTGCGTAATCCTGACCTTTAGCGCCTCTTTCTTACCACCGCCAATGATAATACCGCTTGGACGAACTTCCTCTGGTGTATACAGGGATTCGGCTAAATACAAGCCATCCACCAATTCTATACTTTCATCATCGTTGATTTTAAAGAAGATGAAGTCGGTAGATATGACCGTACCGTAGTCCATTATCTCAGCCGTTTCATAAGCCATGTAGTGAACGAACAGCCTATCTCCCTCTTTGTAGTTATGATTGGCGCTCGGGTGTATCACAGTACAAATCTGAGGCTTTGTTTCAAGGTAATTTAAATTTTCATGATACGTTGTGGTAGCCTCCTCGTCCCCTTCTTTTGCTACCCACAAATCAGCCCTTACTATTTCTAAGCCATTTAAACCAACTGAAAGTGTTTTGTTGTGTGAGGCATCAAAATCGACAGAAATATTGTTATGAAGTAAGTTCATGATAGTAGCCTCTCCTTTCTTAGTTCATTTATATTAGAGAGCAATAGGTTGGAGCAGATATAGTCCCATGAAGATTGATTATAACCCTTAAGGATATCTAAACTTATATCTGTTTCCATAATGTCATTGAGAAACTCAAACTTAACTGAGCCTAAATGTTGAAACTCCACCAACTCATTATTTCCAAAAAAAGCAGCGCCCACGTATGAGGCTTCAATCATTGCTATATTCGATTTACCTTCATTAAATTTAGTGTTACTTAATGGGTGCATCAATATTTGTGGATTAAGATTATGAAGGTATTTAAAATACTGCATAAGGCTCATTTGAGATACTGGCTGGTAATTATCCCCGCACCGTTGCTCCATATAGATAAAACGGCACCCAATAAACTCAAACATCCAGTCCTTGTTGCCGTTAATAGTGGCTATCAAACTATCTGCCACTTCATACACATCAGCCTCATGGCTGCCGCCGCCACGCCATACTACCGTCTTGCCATTGGGGTTAAATGGCTTTTTATCCTTTACGGGGAACAGATAATCATTGTGGCAATTAGGAATGATATGGATATTTGAGTTGTACATGCCAAATGATTTCTTTACGCCTGCCGTCGATACCCATATCTCATCAGCAGTCATCAGGCAATCCAAAATAATAGCCCTGTTTTGTTGGTAGTGCCCGTACATCGGGTTATACTGGTCTACATTCAGCACATCATCGTCAAAGTCTATGATAACCCTTAAACCACACTCCTTAGCCAACTTAATCAGCGCAAGGTCATTACCCGACGAAGGGCGTTCCAATAGCAGTATATCATAGCCAATAAAGGTTGACCAATCAATCTGTCCCGCCATTGGTTTGTAGGTAACCTCAATATCCTTGGTAAGGTACTGTAATGGCGTTAAACGATAAAAAGCCGTCGCATCGGACGGCCATTGTGTGATGTATAATAGTTTCTTCATAATTTCTGAAATACTTTGATGTGGACTACGTTAAACAGGAACTTATAATTCTCATTGCCGTTCATATAGGCGTTAACCGCATCGGTGACGGGTTGGATACCCTGGAAGTATCCCCACTCCATGTGAAGGTCATTGGCACAGTCGTCAACAATCAGGTAGCCGCCTTTCTTAACCATAGTCCCGTAAAAGAATAAATCGCTCTCTATAACATCCTTGGTATGCCCACCGTCAATGTAGACCACATCGTATGGCGCTGTTTCTCGTGCTTGTCTGATAATATCCAAATTGGTGCTTAAGCCGTGATATATGATGTAATCTTTAGGGATAAAAAAGGTATCATGCAACTTTTCAATATCGGAACGGTAGTCGCTTTCCCAATGTCCATCAGAACTATCGAGCGGGGTTACTCCGTATCTGGCTATTTTACGCCCCGTAGCAGACGATAACATCTTAACCAATGATAATATACTCGCTCTAAAAACACCAACCTCTAAGAAGCTAAAATCAGCAGGCATTTCATCAATGATTATTTTCCATAGCCAATGAAACGACCGCTCTCCAAAACCGAAGGCGTTGGCTTCAATGAAGTCACGATGAGCCTTTAACCACTCACACTGATTAACGTTGGTGGTAAAGGCATTGTTAATCGCAGTGTGCCAAGTTGGGTCGTCTTTCCAGTTTATAGTTTCTTCGTGTACTGTCATTTTAGTAATTCTAATACTTTGGTCATGTCTGTCCTACCGTTCCCGTGTATGAAGATAGGTGTATTCCCCATGATGTGTAAACGTCCGTCTTTATACTCATACTCGCCATCTTCAATAAAACTATAGCTGTTAAACACGTTTTGAAACCTGTCTAAATGGATTCCCAAAAACGTGTTTAAATAATTTTTAGTCATCCATAATTGGTCGTCGTCTGAGTGTTTCGGTGGGAGGGTTTCAAATAACGAAATAAACGTGAGCGAATGGCTATAGTATAACCCGCTATTGATATACTTAAATGGACTTCTTGTTTCTGGGTATTGGTCTGCCAATTCTTTTTTAGGCCAACAGTTTTTCTCAGCTGAGCAAAGCATCAACTCGCTATATGGAACCTTACTCAAAAACTCTGCCTCATCTGACAATACCACAACATCATTAGCATCGCAGAAAATAAAATGCTCTATTTCTGGGTGCTCTTTAAGATACTCGTATGTTTTGATTATTTTGGTTCCAAATCCCTGCCAAATACAAGGTATCACCTGAAAATCCCATCCGAACATAGTAAGTGAACCGATTAGGTTATGAACTCCCTGATTGGTCGGGTCGCTCGTTACGGTTATCACTTTTATCTTAGAATCCGCCATCATAGTAGTAGTTAAGTTTACCCGACTGGTATGACTCGCATAATTGTGTGATAGTCCCAATGTATTTACCAGCTTCGTCCTGCTTCCATTTGGTATAGGTTGTGCCGCCATCATCCAAGTGCGTTATTTTGATATGTGGTAAAAAAGCATTTTTAAACCCTGCGGCTAACGACCTCGCCGAGAACAAAACATCGTCTCCGCCATAGTAATCACTCGGCTGGTTCATGTAACCTACTTTATCAAGCATCAATGGGTTGAACGCTGTGCAGGTGCCGATAATGTCATCACATATCTCCAAATTGCCCTCCATGTGGGTACGGTAAGCGGGGTTCTCGTGGCTTGGGTTCTGCCACACATCGGAGCGTTTAAGTCCGCAAATACCAATATCGGGTCGGTCTGTAAATACCTGTTCCAATTCTTCTACCCAACCTGATTGGTGCCACGTGATATCGTTATCCGACTTAAAACAAACCTCTCCTTCTTTTCTTTGGGATAGCGCCAAGTTAATCCCACGAGCAGTCCCGATGTTTTCTTTAAGGGTTATAAGGGTAGTATTGTATGTGCTTTTCCTAAAGCCAGATAGAATTTTTTTTGTGGCTACGCAAGAATCATTGTCAATTAAAAATACCCGATGTTTTTGTAAATCTACCGTATCATACAGTGATAAAAGCATCTCCTGAGAATACTTTGTTCTGCCGTTTTCTTCTGTATCGAAAAAAGTGATTGCTATTAATCCCATAATGAAATAATTAATCCAGCGACCACAAGATGAGAATTATCGCGAAACAAAGCACATGATGAACAGGTCGCTGGAAAGTCTTTAATATTTTTGTCGTTCTTCATTTTTTTGTTTCGCTCACCAAACATACATTTTGTATTTCAAAAAAGCAAACCTATAACAAGTATCTTTGATTTCAATTAACAAAATCATTTACAAAAAGCAAAATTAAAGCAAAATGGCACTTTCAATCAGAATCACTCAGGTTGGCTCAACAGCCCCTACCCCTAAGCAGTACACACTGCAATCTCCGTCTTTAGACAGGTATCGTATGACCTCAACAATTGTTGATTATGGCGATTACACCGACACTACACCGCCGCAGAATGCAGCAGGTATTGTTGCTAATGGGTTCATTTACATTCAGTACCACAAGGATAACGCATGGCAGACTGCAACTATTTACACCGCACAAACAGGTGCTCAGTTGAACACATTGGTTGTTGCGTAATCTTTAAGAATTATTGATTTGGGAAAGCTATCAGAAATGGTAGCTTTTTTTTATGCAAACTTAAATTCAAACTTAAGTTGCCCTGTCGCCTTAACAACGGATTTCAAAACCTTTTTTAGTTTGAAGGGGACTACAACACAAGCGGGTCTTGGTGGCGGTGTAGGGAGTTTTGTGTTTAACTTTAACGGTGGCTCTACCTCACGTATGGCAGATTCTACTATCGGATAGTTCTCCAATTTATGCCTTTTAAACGCTTTGGCGCAATTAATTGCCGTTTCTTGGTAGATGTCCAGTTGTAGCAAGTCCAGTATGAACTTTAAATCTTTGGTGTCACCGACAAGCAGTTTCTCACATGCCTGTTTTGTAAATGGATGGTCAAGTACATATTTAGAGGTCTGTGTGATGGTTGCCATGGTGATTGATTATTTAACTTTCTTCAAATTCGGATTTTTGCTTTTAGCTGATGGGCTTGCTTTGCGTGTCGCAGATGCTAAGATTGCGCCCGCCGCTTTCTTACTCACGCCCTCTTTTTTTTGAATGTTGCTGGCTGCTGCCTTAAATCCCATTCCTTTTTTTTCTTTTTTCATTCTGTGTAAAGTTTAAACCCCCGATACTTTTAATACCGGGGGTTGTTAATATTATGGGTTGATTGTAATGCCTTTGGCGCTTTGACCAATGTCACGAGGCCACTGTTCCTGAACTACGGATGTCCTGTCGGCGGTTGGGTATTTCCAAACCCAAGTCGAGCCGTAGCCAATCTGGTCGCCCTCTTTGTACTTGTGCTCTTTTACCAGTTCAGGGTGCTGTTCAAGGTCTGCAGCGGTAATAGTGTGTAAGTTCGGGCTGTTAATGCCGTGGAATGGTCCCTCTTTCGGTTTTACGTCTAATGCCTCGGCAACATCTGATGCCGAAGGTGGCTCGGGTTGTACTGGTCCGATTTTAGCCTCTTGTGGGCTTACCTGTGCCTGTACTGTTGGGGTTTCGGGAACGGCAGCCGCTACAGGGATAGTCTCTGTCGGGTTGTCGTTCGCTTCCTTAACGGGCACATCTTTTAGAGTTACCACGTCTTTAGGTTTTGCTTGGGTTGTTTTCTTTTTGCTTGTCATGCCTATTTTGATTATAAATTTACGGTGAAAAATATGTAATATCCAAATTAACAGCTAATTATTATTTTTGTTCATATCAAAACAACCTCAACTGCCCACCGCGCTCTTTCTCTATACACGCCAAAATCACACGTTCCAAAGTCTTTAACCCGTGGCGTCGGGAGTATGTTAGTTCGGCGTATTTAATGTCGAGGTAGGTCATATTAAAAGGCGCATACGCCACAGCTTTGTTTTTGGTAGTTGGTTTCTTGCTCTGTTCTGCCAAAGTCCATGTGGAATTGGATATCTTCAATGGTTTTAGTTCCCTTAGTTTCTTTTATTAATCTGCCCCAATGCGCTTTCAGTCTTGCTGATAATGAAACAGATTTCATCCAGTAGTTGTAATAAAAAAACTCAATAGCCAAATAATCATCTTCTTGAAAGTTTTTACAGGGCAGACAATTATTGTGACTAAATACTCTCTCTCTCTTTCCTAATTTCTTTTTTATGGATGCTTGACTTTCTTTACTTACCCTATGAAGGTTTTCTACCATAAACTTTATGAATTTTTTGTTGTTCCATCGCAAATCATATATTGGCGGATACCAGCCGATTGCTTTCTTTACTATTGTAAAACACCATTCATTGGTCTTATCCGAAATCGGGAAAAGCTTTTTAACATCCCCTATTTGAACCGACCTACCCTCAACATCATTGTCTGTTTTTTCTGACATGTTTTTAACTCGCCTAATCTCCTCTCTAACATAACCAACCAAGTCGGTAGTTATGCCGTTTTCTTTCATATACTCATGCATAGGTATAACCTTTAATATTCTCGTACATGGAGCAATAGCGGGATGTGGTATCATCTTTTCTTTCTCAAAAAAGCGGAGCACGCTATTGCGAGTAATCTTAACAACAACCATTGGAAACTTTTCTCGTGCAAATTTTATGAGCGCCTTTACAAAGGCAAAACTTTCTGGACTATGTTCCTCGAAATGGGCATAATACAAATGAAGTACCTTTGGATAGTATTCTTTAGGCCATAGCGATAGCCAAACCAAAACTGCGGCGCTATTTATTCCTGCAGATATACCCACCATGATTTCTTCTTCTGAAAAATCCTCCTGTTGTATAAACATTTCTTGTTGCATATCTTAATCTTCTGTAGGGTTAAAAACATCGTAGAATTTTATATCTACTTCATAATCCTCTATTCGAGCCAATGACATAAAAAACTTATCATCATCACTCATTATTCCATCTACGGGTGTAAAGTACTTATTTCTATACTCTTTTGCCAGTATCTCTGAACTAAACACACCTACGATTCCATTCCCTCCCTCGTAGCTTGTGTCGATTATTACATATACTCTCATATTATTTTTTGTGTAAAGCAGTAAATTTTTGAATAGTCGTTGGTGAATTGTTTAAATCTTAACCCATCTGCCGAAAGATACCATGCGATTGATTTCTTCGATGTAGGTCGTAAATGGCTTTTTGTCTTTCGTGTCATACTTGATGTGGTATATCGGTCGTGTTAATTGAACTTTCTTGCCCTTATCATCCTTTCCATGCGTAACAATGGTATCTACGGTTATAGTATCGCCAAAGTCGGGGCGGCGGAAGGTTTGTTGTGCGTATTGTAAGGTAGCTGGCATTGGTTAATATTAAAAAGGTGCTTCTTCTGTTGATTCGGTCGGACTATATTCAACTTCTTTTTTTGGCTCTGAATGGTTAATAGCAACAGGTGCAGAGTAATTTATTATTTTTTGCTCCCCTCTTGGCAATATCCAGTTTGAATTATCCAAATCCTCGTCAACATTACAGAACCTGCTGTTAACATGGTTATACCTTACGTTACATTGCCCTTGTTTTCCAAGGTGGGCATACTTCATCTTCTGAACATGTATCTGGCTTAATTTAGTTTCATAGTTTCGGTAAAAGGTAATGCCAATATCTGGTTTATTAAACCAGTTACTTGACCCTGATATATCGTAAAGGTTTGGCACCTCGAACTGTCCCCCCTTGTCTTTTCTAATCTTTGTCGGGTGAGCAATAACTATTGTAAAAACCCCATGGCGCTGGTCAAATTTTATAATTTTATCAAGTTGTTTTGAAATATACATGGTTTCATTATCGCCCCTATCCATGTTATGTTCTAACTTATTCCACGGGTCGATAAGTAAACCTTTTATACCATACTTCACTACAAGGGTCTTACTCTTTAAGATAATATTATCAAGAGTTGTATCATCATCTTCGGGCTGAATAAAATAAAAATGTTCATTTATAAAAGCCTTTGCCAACTCTCTCTCTCGTGCTGAAAAAGTAGTCCCCTTTCTAACATACCTACCAAGTAAACATTCGCAAATCATAACTATAAATATCGGCAATGGCTTATGCTCAGGAGTAAATAACCCCCATTTGTACCCATGCTTAATTGATAGTGCGCACATAATCATAAGGGCAAAAGGGGATTTACCATGGTTAGGTATTCCAGTCAAAACCATTAAGTGCCCCGGTGTAAATGACACTAACTCATCAAAATCCTTTAGAACACCAGTAGTATCACCCTTAGGTAGCCCGTTGTCCATATAGTTTTCTACCTCATCCCATATTGAATCAACTGTTATAATACCACTAAGCGGAAAGTCAACAAGATTTTTAGGCTTTATAAGGTCTATAAGCGATTGTTTTCCTTTAGCAACTAACATTTCGTTCCCGTCTTTAAACGAGCCATAATCGACCTTATAACACCGTTCATAACCAAGTCTACGGGCTAACTCATCCCTTAGTGACAAACCTGGTCCATCATTGTCAGTAGCAATTATAATTTTCTTTTTGTTATCAAAGTAACTTATGCAGTTGTCGAGATATTCAAGGTTACCATTACCTTTACTTGCGCCATTAGGAACGCTTATAACCTCGTTGATACCAGCCTCAATAAAAGATAGACAATCTATCTCACCCTCCACAATAACACACCAATCAGATTCTTCAATGGCATCAAGATTGTAAAATATTAATTCGGCATCCTTTACCAACCTGAATTTTTTATCGGCAGTACGGTACTTTATGTTTATCAGTTCATTTTTTCTGAAATAATTAAACTGTACCGTATTTTCCTTTTCTTCTCCACCAAAAAACACCAACCCCTCAGAGAGTTTTGTATCTGTAAGAACTTTTTGAGATATTCCTCTTTTAAAAAAATACTTAACAACTTTGTCAGATAGTTGGGTATTGTTGATATAAACTGGCTTTACGTAAACTTTGGTTCTCGGAACAAAGTTTGTCTTGTTTCTTACCTGACCATGAAACCCACAGTCATTATGGCAATTGTAAACGCCAGTATCCAAATCTATACTTAAGCATTTGTCTTTTTTGTTTTTCCTTTCAGAACTGCACTTTGGGCATAAAACCTTATCGCTACCTGTGTTTCTTGTAGTTACAGCGCCAATGTCAGCGAATAATTCTTTAATCGTTTTTTCCATTTTAATGAACTGCTTTAAGTCCTATTACTTTATTGTTTTTTTTAGCCTCGTTTAAATAACTCTCAAATTTATTCCCGAATAATGTTTCTGGACGAAGATATTGGCTCATAGCGGCATCGTTTAACCATTTCTCTGATTTTATATCAATAACCTTTTTAAAATCTTCTAAACCATATCCCTCGTTAATCCTCGCCTCAATAAATTTCTTTGTAGAAATGGTAGTTTTTTTAAAACTGGACGACACTATTTGATTTAAATAATCAACAGTATTACCAATTACATTTTCATTTTCAATTAGGTTATTTTTAGGTTTGCCTACCGATAACCTATCGGTTTCTGTTAGGTTATTAACCTTAACTACTTGTGTTTTAGGTGGTCTACCACCATTTTTACCATTAATCTGGCGACTTTCTACGAATTTAGTCCGCTTTTGCACTTCTAAATCAAGGCGCTCATTATAAAATAATCCATTTTCATCGACCTTAAATTTTGCTTTTAATATTTCAGAAAATGGGCCGATTAGCATTGTCGCGGTTTGCTCTGTTATATGACCGTTCTGATGCATGAAACAAAGTAATGTTATATATCTTCCACGGTCATCAAAAGGCATTGCCATGGTGCCTACCAGAAAGTCTTGGCTATAAAAAAGGAACGCAGGGTCTTTAGACATTAGTATATCAGTTAAAATAAGATTGTGAAATAGCTACTGAGGTATCATAGTGGTCGATAAAACTAAATTCATCTGACAAGAAGAAAGGATAGAATTTATGGGTTAACGGTACGGGGATAAGATTATGCCCATTTCCGCCATTTAATATGGATTTAATAGGGTTTGGTTGTGGCTCGCCTATTAATTGAAGTATAGGGACTTCTACTAATAATTCTGAAAGTTGAATACATTTCAGGCGCTCTAAATATACAAAGTCATTTGGTTTCGCCTCGGCATAAACATGTATATCAGGGAAGTAAAAATCGGGAAGATAATTTCCTGATGGAAGTTTAAAAAACGTTGGCTCATATTGCCAATCCCATCCTAAATTATCAAAAAACATAGCCCAAACCACTTCAAGTTTACTTCTAAAAGTAATACCCTTGTAGGTGGTTTTTTTAGCCTCAATATCGTATATTCTTCTGTTCATTTGTTTCTATGTTAGAACTTATGATAGCCAAAAAAGCGACCTGCTATTTGATTTTAACAAACTTTACCCCGTCTATGACAACAAGTTTAATATTCCCTTTTTTTGCCTCTTTGTAAATCCATGTAGTAGATTTCCTTTGTTCAGAAGCATAAGTGCTGATTTTCTGTAAATCAGTCCGAGTTTCATGTAATATTTCCATTCTGTAAATGTAGTTTTAAGTTTCAAACTATGCAAATTTATTTTCATAAAAAACACCGGGTTACGACGCCCGGTGTTATGCCAAAATACGAACCGCCGAGGTGGCGACCGAAGTGGTGACCGAAGTGGTGACAAATGTAATGAAATTATCTAAAATGGCAAGTCATCATCTTGCGAACCGCTATCGTATATTGGTGCTGCTTGTGCTGGTGTAGAACTTGCGCCAAGCACATTCACCTTCCACACCTGCAGGGTGTTGAAATAACTCACCTTACCTGCCTTATCCGTCCATTTACGACCTCTAAGGTTAAAGAACACCTCTATGTCCTGACCAGCCTTAACGTTGTCCAGAACGGCGCATTTGTCCTGTATAGCCTCGAACTTTAGGTACTCAGGGTACTGGGGATTTTCGATGTACTCAATGATTAAATCCCGTTTTTTAAGTGAATCTGTCACTTGCTGCGTGGCGCCGACTTCGGCAACTTTTCCTTTAATATCCATGGTTATAGTGGTAAATCGTCATCGTCATCTGTTGCGGCGAAGAAATCATCATCATCCGTATTCATCGGCAACACCTTTGCGCCGCCCTCGGCGTACTCCCCAGCTTCGTTATTCTCCTCAACCTGCTTATCCAAATCCAGGCGTTGCTGCAGGATGTTGTAGTCACTGGCATGCAAATCTTCAACTTTAACCACCTCGCCAGTTTCTTTCAGGCGATACTCCCTTTTCTTGGTATCGAAGTTGGCGTATAACTCACAAGCCTTATCCACGGTGGCGTACTTGTTGTTGATGTGCCCTGAGAGCAGGGTAATCTGCGCTGCCTCTTTGTCGATTTTGTTCTTAAACTCGGCGGCGTTGGTTTTCTTCTCGGCTTCCAGCTTGGCTTTGGTGGATACGCACTCGGCTATCTCGTTGGACTTTTCAAGGAGTTCTGTGTTGCTGAACTCGTGGCGGACAGGCACAATCACCATTGTGCTTAGTAGGTGTTCCGAAGTTTGGGTCGGCTCAGTAGCCGGTTCTTTTGGTTTTGACATTGTTGTTGTTTTTAAAATGTGTTATTTGTATAATTAAATGGTTTTTTGCAGCCTAAAAATCCTCGTAAAGGAATACCGCTGTTTTTGGCGTCATAACGTATTCCTCATTTTTAATGGCATCTTCCAATGTTTCGTATTTGCCGTCAAGGTGATAGTCTTTGTCAAAATCATCCTTGCTAACACTATACTCCTCATCGTCAAACTTGTAATGGTCATCACCAATTTCTGATGCGCATAGAATGTCAATACTGCCATCTTCTTGAATAACCTGTACCTTTTGTTCAAGTTGCTCGTCTGATAGTCGGTTACAAAACTCTTTAAGTTTAGCCCATGTGTAGGGTTCTTTAACTTCTTCTGTGTTCATACTTCTGTTTTTAAATTATTGATTTGTGTTAATTATTTCTATTTCCTCTCTTGAAAACACCTCTTCTTTATCATCTATGAGAACAAAAACATACTTACCGGTTCTTGATTTAAGTATTCCATGCCTCTCATGGAATACACTATTTGGTGAGTTTATTTTTACAGTTGTATCTATTTCTAAATTCATAATTATTTATTTTAAGTTAAAAGTTACTTGTTCATTTGGCAGCGGCAACGTCATATTCAGGAAGTCAAGCGCCCATATCCTAATCTCCTCCGTAAACTGCATCATTTCCACTGTACTAAGTTCGGTAGTGCTTTTATAGCGCTTTAAAACCTCACCAGAGGCTGTGTCAGCCATTATCTCTCCGTTCTTGTCTGTTATATCCTCCGACAGGAAACGGTGCCTTAAAACCCCTTTAACATCGTCAGGATGCATACCTGTTTCGTCAGCAATGGCGTTGATATACCAATAAAGCACAGCATTTTGTTTTAACGACCGTGGCTTACGCCTACTCTTAATCGTCACCGATACTTTCGCCCCATCCGAAAACGCCAGCATTAACTCCTTAAAGCAGTATGCCTCGTTGGAGAAATGTAAGGTGGCGTCTTTGGAGGTGTGGACGACGACAGCGTCGAAGGTTCTGGTCATAAACTATCAAATTCGTTTTGCACTTCTAAAACCCGTTCCTTTAAGAACTCAACATACGACTGAAAGAACTCCCGAGCCTTTGCGCTATAAGGATGGTTATCGTCAAGAGGAATATCAAAATTAACCCCCTTGTGCGAACCGTCCCACTTTTGCGTTTGGAAAAGTTTAATCACATTTACGTGCTGTATGTTTTCTATTTGCGCATTCAGTGATGCTATTTTCTTTTTTAGTTGAATGCCTTTTGACAGTCTGGCTATATCTTCATCTTTCATTTTGGTTCGTTATTTATTTTGGCTTTAGTTAATTTCTCTTTCGCCTCGGCGGCAAACACCCGCTCCCGAGCAGCGATGTACAGTTCGGAGTTGGTCGGATTGGCGGCTGGCTTGGGTTTCTTCATCAGTGTGGTTTACTTGTGTCAAATCTTTTTATTTTGGCTTGTAAATCGGTTATTAGGTAAGCAAAAAACATTAACTCGCCCTCATCATCACGGCACCCATTTTTGCACGTTGCTGAATATCCATAGTGCTTATTCCTTTTGCCAGTTACGTGTTCAACTAACATTAAATTTTTACACCAAATACACTCGATTTTTTCATCTACTTGCTCTCTGTAGCACCTTGATGTTGTTGTAAATATTGCCATAGTTATATGCTCCAAATTAAGTACCACTTGCCGTCCGTAACATCTCTCATCACATTGATGATTTTACCGCAGGTGGTGTTAAAGTTGTTGTCATTCACAAACTCCTTTAGTTCGTCGATGATTTTGAAGGTGAGGTAGTCTATCATGTTCGTAATTTTGGCTTTTTATGCGTTTTTATTGGCGTTAGCCAATTATTTGAATACTATTTTAACTTATTTATTCTGTTTTTTATTTGAAGCGTCAGCCATAACCCACTCTCCACGTTTAGCGTATTCAAAGTCCATTTGATTTAAAAATTGAACCTTAAAAGTTTTTACACCGATTCTCAACCACATTAATCTTTTTAAAGCGTTAATAGACACAACCTCGCATTGATACTCCTTACCGTTTTTTAATATGTGCCAAAATCTAATTTTCATTTTTTATTGGGTTCGTCCCAGCGTATTTTACTTTTAAACTTATTAATTCTACTTCCTTTAAAAAAGAAATGGGGGTTAATCCACAGCAAATCTGTAATGATGCCGTGTTTGGATACATAACCACCGATAGCAAGGTGACCTATGGCGTCTTTAAACGTGTTGATAGCCGTTATCTTCATCACCTCCATATACTTTACCCTATCAATCCAAATCCAATCCTTGCCAGCCTTGATATTGTGTAGGATGTGTAAATACAACTCCTTACTTCTTATCGGTAGCAGGTCAACAGGCATTGCATCCTCGGGTAGTTTCGCATCGTATAACTTCGTAAAGGGCGTTTTCTCTAACTGCGTTTCCAGAACGTCCTCAGCCCCATAAAGATTAACGACCTTCTTATGCTTCTTATTTATCCAAACCTCCAATGTTTGCTCAAAAGGGTTAAGCCCCAGTTTTTCTTCGTCTATAACAGGTATTACTCGTTTTCTTCCCATTGAAACAAAGATAGTAATTAATTCTATACTGTCAATACATTGACGCTAATTTATTATTTAATAATTATTGACATTCTAAATTATAATCGTTATCATGACGTGAGTAGACAAAAACAGCACTTTCTGTCAATACATTGACGATATGGCATCTATCGTGTCAATACAGTGATTCGAGAAACCTACTCATTAACCTGTAATACAGACCGTTACGACATAATTAATTTTGACAGTATATATACACATCGCAAATAACCTAACACACTCACGTGTACAGGTCAACAATGCACGGGTCACAGGGTATCTCAGAACCCCTTTTTAACCCCTCCCCTTCAACCCAATAATTTCCAACAATAAAAATACTATCCCCACTATTACACCCCTTATACACTACCAAAAACAAACCATTTCTTACCAAAACAAGTTCAAACAACCCCTCAACCAGTTTAAAACAACTACAATTCATACAGCAAAATCCAAAATTTTATTTTTTTTCTCACTCTCGCTTAGGTGGGATTATCCCCCACCAATCACCACCCCACCAAGTCGAAAGAGAACGCAACCTGTAGACCGGGGTGGCCTCGACTCGTCGTTTATCAAATCTTGTCAAGACCTAAAAACTAATTTTCATCACCACTAATTA